AACCCGCCCGCCCGGCCCATGGGGGCGCTGGCCGACGTGCGCGACGCGCGCTGGGGCGTGAAGTGGGGGGCGCTGTCGGCCACTGCGCTGAGGGGGGCCCTGTCGCAGCTGCCGGAGGGCGCGGCCGTGAGGGGGTCCGCGGCCCTGCCGGTGCGCATGAGCAAGGACGAGGGCGCGGACAGGTTCGTGACGTCCACGGTGTCGTCCATCACCCCGAAGGGCGGCGGTGCGGCCGTGCGCATCAACCAGTCCACCATCGCCCAGCTCAAGGCCGTCGAGGACGTCAACGGCGTCGTGGCCACCCTGGGCGAGGCCCTGAGTCTTCTGGACGCCGCCCCGGCGCGCAGCCCGATCGTCGTGGAGTGCATGGACACGACGAACGACATCATCGCGGACTACTGGGTGTACGACCAGAAGATGATGCAGTACCTGCTGGCCCGCTACGGAGCAGCGGCCTCCAAGCGGATCATTGTCGCCACCAACGGGACGCTGAACGCGGCCAGGATCAAGGCGAAGGAGGACGCGGCGCTGAAGGTGCTGCCCCGCCTGGCGTACAAGCCGTCGGGGCCGTGGACCGCCGAGGACATCGGCAGGCTCAAGGCCGTGGACATGATCGCCTGCCGGTCCAACGACACCTCCAAGCCGGAGGTGCTGGCCGCCATCAAGAACCACCCGGAGAAGCCGGGGCTGTGGTGGCAGGGCATGACGACGGCGGGGCATGTCGAGGCCGCCAGGGCGGCGTCCAAGGCGGCGGGGCTGGCGATCGAGGGGTGGCTCATGGAGGCGAAGGAGGCCGCTCCGGGGGCCCTGTCGACGGCGCTGCCCATCAGGCCCTGAGCCCCCGACCGGACAAGCCGTTTTTACATAAGGAGAACCATGACCGATGTCGCAACGATCTCGGCCGCCCAGGCGCAGTACTGGTGCCAGGCCGGACCGAACAAGCCCGCCGGGGGACCGTACTCCGTCGGGTACTCGCAGCCCGACCGGCTCGATGTCTATCGCGACAGCGACGAGGCGGGCTACCTCAGGTGCGACACCAGCGCGGACTGCGGGACGATCGTCATGGGGGCGGTCAACTACGGGCTGCACAAGGCGTACCCGGTCCTGGCGTGGGGGCACCCGGTCCTGTTCGACCTCGACGACTACTGGACGGGGAACCTGCGCGGGGGCCTGGAGGCGAGGGGGTTCCGGGAGGTCCCCTGGAATGATGCCGACCTTTACCCGCAGGGGGGCTTCCGGGTGGGTGATGTCGTGCTCTCTGCGAAGAACGAGGGCGGTGTCGGGCACGTGTGCATGGTCGCGGCCACGACCCCGACCATTCTCGTCGCCGAGGCGTGGATCTCGGAGACCGACGACATCCACGGGGCGCCCGGGGACCAGACCGGCGGGGAGGTCCGTGTCGAGATCTACGCCACGCACCTGGACACGGCCCGGGGGGCGTGGACCAGCTGCCACCGCTTCGACCCCGCGCTTTTCGCGCAGCAGCACCCGGACTGCGTCGGGGGGTCCGCCCCCGCTGCGCCGCCGAAGAAGGCTCCTGCACCGGCCCCCGCCCCTAAGGGCAAGCCCGGGCCGCTGCTCGGTGTCGACATCTCCAATTGGCAGGCGGGGATCGACCTGGCGGCCGTCAACCCCGACTTCACGATCGTCATGGTCACCCAGGGGGACTGGTTCACGAACTGGTGCTTCGACGAGCAGGTGCAAGCCGCCCTCGCCCTGGGTCGGCCCACGGGCGTCTACCACTACGTCGACGGCTCCGGCGTAGAGGCAGAGGTGAGTCACTTCTTCGACGTGGCCGGGGGGCTGCTGAGCGCGGGAAGGGTGTTCTGGGCCGTCGACTGGGAGGCCGACCAGAACGGCGTCTGGGGCGACGAGGATTACCTCAGGCGGTTCGTCGACGCCGTTAAAGCGCGGACGGGGCGGCGGGGGCTGCTGTACGCCTCATCGGACTCCTACCCGTACGCGGTGCAGGAGGCCACCGGTTCGATGCGGTGGATCGCCCAGTACGCGAGCTCCGACCCCGTGGGCTGGGACTACGCCCCCTGGTCCGACGGCACCTGGACGGCGGACATGCACCAGTACACGGGGGCGGGGAGGGTGCCCGGCTACGGGGGCGACCTGGACCTGAACCTGCTGCGGGGCGGGGAGGACGACCTGTGGGCGCTCACGGCACGGGGCCGGGGCGCCGTCGACGACAACATCCATCTGCTGGAGGGAGACGAGGACGTGAGAGTCACTCATATTCTGTTCGCCTACGAGGGCACCATGTACCTGTACTGCGTGCTCACGCACACCTATTCGCCGATCCCGAACGAGAGGACCCTGGAGGATGTCAAGTTCATCCTGGCCCGGGCCGGGGCGAAGGTGGAGGACTGGCTGGAGTTCAACCGGGGCTCCTCCCTGGAGGTGGGCAACCTGCTCGCCTTCGGTCGTTACGTGCCCGTCGGCGGGCGCGGCGAGAAGAAGTAGGATCATGTCGTCGTCGAACGGGCGACGGGGTCGACACGAGGAGGACCACGTGGGTTTCTACACGAAGAGGACATTCTGGCTGGGCGTTGCGGAGCGGGCGGTCAAGACGCTCGCTCAGGCGGCCCTGGGCGCGCTGGGCTCGGCGGCGCTCATGAGCGAGGTGAACTGGGCGGTCGTGGGCTCCACGGCGGCCCTGGCGGCGCTGGTGAGCGTGCTCACCTCCATCGGCGACCCCAAGGCCACCGACATCGCCACGGTGACCGCCAAGTAGGACGGGCGATGACGCCGGGGATGCATGAACATCCCCGGCGTCTGCATAAATATACGAACGGAGAGGAGCCATGACCGCGTACAGAGTCTACTCGCGGGACGGAGCCGACAGGAGGTTCGCCCTCAGGGCCGAGACCGACGCCATCCGCGGGCTCCTGCCCGCCCTCACCGGGACGGGCACCGTCCTCACCCTGCGCACCGGCGAGCACGCCCCCGCCGGAACGCGCTCCGGGACCATGGTGCTGCGGGAGAGGGCCGCCCTCGAAGGCGGTGTCGTCGTGCGCGACAGCGCCGTCGGCCGGGCCCAGGCGGGTGTCGGCGACCCCCTCACCGCCGCCGCCGAGCCCGGGGACCTGGCCGTGCTCATCATGGCCGCCCAGCTCCAGGCCGACGAGAACCCATCACCGATCCCCTCGGGCTGGACGGGGACCTGGCAGAACACGATCCCCGCCACCAACCGCTCCGGCTACGTGGCCGTGAAGAAGGTGGCGGCCGCCGCCGACGCCCGCGGCGTGGAGTGGTGGGTCAAGACGAAGGCCTGGACCGCCAGGCAGAGGGCCGTGCTCGTCATCCTGACCGGTGTCGACGCCGACCACGTGGGGGTGGGCCAGTGGGCCTCGGTCATGACGGGGGCCAACAAGCCCCAGCTGCTCGCCTCGGTCGCCCACGGCACCAAGGACAACAAGATGGCGGCCTGGACCCTGGACGGCGGGGCCATCGTCGCCGACGGGCTGGCGGACGTGTCGACGACGGAGTCCTGGTCTGCGATGCGCGTCGCGCTGGGGGGACCCGGCTCGCCCGACGGCGCGGCGGCGAACCCCCCGGCCGCCTGGGCGCGGGTGGCCTTGACGGAGGCTGCGGGCGGGGGTGGCGGTGAGGCCCTCGACGGGACGACGGTGCCCCTGTGGTTCGGCGGGGAGAAGACCCGGGCGGGGGTGTCGATCATGCCCTACGGGGCTCGGTCCGTGTCGGCGCTCAAGGAGCGCAAGGCGGGGATCGTCGTCGGGCACCGGGGCATGAGTGGGGCCGGGGACGTCGTAGAGCACACGATGGCCGCCTACACGAGGGCGGTGGAGTGCGGTGTCGATGCCCTGGAGATCTCCTGCCACCGGACCTCCGACGGGGTGTGGTTCGCCTCGCACGACTCCACCCTGGAGCGCCTGGGAGGCCCGTCAACGCCCGTCAAGAACATGACCTGGGCCCAGGTTCAAGCGGCCTTCGCCGGACGCCCTGAGGCCCTTCCCGTGACGCTGAAGGACTACCTGGCGACCTACGGCGGCACGCACGTGACCATCTTCGACCCCAAGACGGAGATGGCCCGGTCGGACGAGTACCTGGCCCTGCTCGCCCCGTACAAGGACCGTGTCGTCATCAAGGCGTTCGCCGATGCCGGGTGGTTGTTCGCCAAGGTCAAGCAGGCCGGGTGGGCCACCTGGGGGTACGCCTACGCGCGTAACCGGGGTCAGACCTGGTACGCGGACTTCGTGCAGGCGACGAACCTGGACTTCCTGTCGATGGAGTGGGATGCGTCGGATGACGTGTGGACGCCACTGGTGGCCACCGGCAAGCCGGTCATCGCCCACATCCCCGCCACAGCCGCTCAGGTGGCGGAGGGCGCCCGCAAGGGGGCGGCGGGGTGCATCACGTCGCGCGCCGACCTCGTGGCCGGGCTGAAGGTGTAGTACGCTTGCCCAGCGGGCTTCTCATCTCTCTTCCCCCGCACGCCCCCGGTGTCGACCGTCTACGACACCGGGGGCACTCGCTTGCAGAAAATAGATGAGGACTATATACTGAAGCCGCGACCCTGATGGAACGGGTCGGGAAGAGAGGAAGACGCAACATGAGCAAGCGAACCGAGATGAGGGCGGAGATCCTCACCAAGGCCAGGGAGCGCAGGGCGGAGCTCGCCCGCACGGCGCCCTCCGAGAACACACTGCGCCGCAATGACCAGGTCAGGAGGGCCAAGAACCTCCTGCGCGAGTTCATCCTCGACCATGGCGTCGACATCAAGAACTCGGGCAGGGTCCTGGGCTACGAGTCCGTGGGGCGCCTGCCCCGCCATCTCAGCCGGGGCATGATCACCCTGGAGGACCTCCTGGCGATGACCGAGTACTTCGAGGACTTCGACCCCACCGCCATCCTGCGCGATGTCGTCCTCGGCGTCGACGAGCACCCCGATGAGGCCGAGGCCCGCCGGGAGGGGACGATCACCCCCGACGGCGAGCGGGTTGCGATCGAGACCCCGAAGGCGGAGGAGAAGGAAGAGGAAATCGCCTTCGTGGCGCCGTCCGCCCCTTCGCCGCAGGAGGGGGATGCCGTGGTCATCCAGCCCGACGCCGTCGCCCCGCCGCCCGAGGAGGGCGAGCCCTCACTCGACACCGACGAGGGCCTGAGGGCCTGGGCCAACCGATTCGGCTTCAGCACCGGGGCTTGACAGACACCCGACGGGGTGGGAGTATCTCCTCGGGAGACGGCATCCCGGCCCCCGGCACCAGCGGACGGTGCCGGGGGCTGTCCTATACTCGGACCATGGAATGGGACGCCAACAAGGTTCAGGTCGACACGCTGCCACCGGACGACCCCCGGCTCCATATCGGCACCATCACCGCCGACAAGGTTCGCGCGGGAAGTTTCGATCTGGGCGCGTATCTCACCGAGGAGCAGATCGCGTACCTTCGTCGCGCCGTCATGAAGGGCTCCTCCTGATGCTCGCCGCCGTCGCGCTCATAGCGCTGCTCACAGGATTCGCCCTCGGCCTCGTCGCCGGGGTTCACTGGAAGGGAAGGGTGGACGATGAAAGGCTTAGTGGATTCCTCGCCGAGCTCGAAGCCACGACGAACCGGGTCGCAGTCCAGGCCCGCGAAGACGCCATCGAACGGGCGGGCCGCTATTAAGCGCGTCGTCGACGCCCCGCCCCCCACCGAGGGCGTCGTGGCCCGCAGGAGCGTGACCGAGGGGCAGGTAGACGAGACCAAGCGGAACCTCGTCATCAACGCCCTCCTCAAGGGCGGCACCCGCGGCGACGTCGCCCACCAGGCGGGACTCAGCGAGGCCCAGGTCTTCCGCATCGAGGAGGAGTATTACACCGGGCAGGCCATGCTCTCCGAGCACGCCCGCCTCATGAAGCAGATGGCCCGGCTCGACCGGGTGCTGGGCATGCTCGACGCCCGCGTGCAGTCCGCGCTCTTGGCCAACCCGGAGGGCGACCCCAAGTACTTCGACTCGATCCTCAAGGCCATCGACCAGACCAGCGAGCTGATGGGCCTGAAGAAGACCCGGATCCAGACAGAGGTGCGGGTCATCGAGACGAAGCAGGTGGAGGTCATCGTCTCCTTCACCCGCTCCGTCGTCGAGGCCATGGAGGCGCGGCTTCGGCCCATGCTCACGATGGCGGGGCGCGAGGAGCTGGAGGCCAGGCGCGAGGAGTGGCTCGCCCAGGCCACGGCGGCCAGCGCTGAGATCCTTGAGGCCACCGCGCCGATGGAGCTCTGAGATGCCCGTCATCGACTTCAACGCCGTTGCGGCCCAGTTCCAGGAGGGTGCCCGGGCGGAGCGCCTGTCGAGGGACCCGGTGGCCTGGGTGGAGGAGCGCCTGGGCGAGCATGTGTGGTCCAAGCAGCGTGAGGCATTGGCGTCCGTTATAAGCAACAAGCGGACGATGGTCGCCTCTTGTCACGGTTCAGGGAAAACGTGGCTTGCGTCACGTTTGATCGGGTGGTGGCTCGACACCAAGGATACAGCACCCACAGAAACCCGCATCATCACCACGGCCCCCTCCTGGAACCAGGTAGCCAACGTCATGTGGGGCTACGTCGACGAAGTCCGCCAGAAGGCCGGCATGCCCGGCAACATCACCGCCAAGGCGTCGTGGACCTTCCCCGGCTACAAGACCCCCACCGCCTTCGGCCGCAAGCCATCCGACTACGACGAATCCACCTTCCAGGGCATTCACGCCACCAACGTCCTCGTCGTCGTCGACGAGGCCGGGGGCGTGCCCGAGTCGATCTTCACCTCTGTCGAAGCCATCACCACCAACGCCAACGCCCGCATCCTCGCCATCGCCAACCCCGACGACCCGAACTCCTACATGGCCAAGGTCTGGCGCGAGGAGTCCAAGAAGGCCCCCGAGGATCGGCGCTGGAACCTCATCACCATCTCTGCCTTCGACACCCCCAACTTCACCGGTGAGGACGTGCCCGAACGGGCCCGCACCAACCTCCTCCAGAAGGAATGGGTCGAGGACGCCCGT